TTCTTAAACTGTCCACTGGGGGTCGTCAAGACCCCTTTTTTCTTGTATAATAACTTCAGTTGAAACAAACAAAGCAAGAGCATGTCACTTTCCGTTGATTACATTATTACTTCTTTACAAGAACTTTATGGAGAGTCTGTAACTGGTTCTGATATTCGTGGATGGTGTGCGATGAATGGATCCAACTATCAGACAGTTACAAATAAAATTGCTGATTATAAAGTTGGTCGTGGTAAGTGGAACCTGACCATTCAGGAAAAACTTGAGAAAACTTATCAGGCACCTCCTGCCATGCCTACTATTGAGCAGAATTTGATTCCTGATAAAGATGATACTTTCGTCAAGTTTGGTAACTTTGGTGATCTTAAAAAAATTATTCAGTCCAATCTTTTTTATCCAACGTTTATTACGGGTCTTTCGGGTAATGGTAAAACGTTGTCTGTAGAGCAAGCTTGTGCTCAACTTGGACGTGAACTGATTCGTGTAAACATTACTATTGAGACTGATGAAGACGATCTTATTGGTGGTTTCCGTCTTGTCGATGGGGCAACTGTTTGGCATAACGGACCTGTCACTGAAGCACTCCAGAGAGGAGCAATCCTGTTACTCGATGAAGTTGACCTTGCTTCTAACAAAATCCTCTGTCTCCAGTCCATTCTTGAAGGTAAAGGTGTGTTCTTGAAAAAAATTGGTAAGTATGTAAAACCAACAAAAGGTTTCAATGTATTTGCCACTGCGAACACAAAAGGTAAAGGTTCTGATGATGGTCGTTTTATCGGCACTAATGTTCTCAACGAAGCATTCTTGGAACGTTTCCCAGTAACGTTTGAGCAGACGTATCCTACTCCTGCGACTGAACAGAAAATCCTTGAGGGTATTGCTTTGGATCTTGGAGTGGAAGATCGTGACTTCTGCAAACGTCTTGTTGACTGGGCAGACATTATTCGCAAAACTTTCTATGATGGAGGTATTGATGAAATTATCAGCACCCGTCGTTTGGTTCATATCATCCGTGCTTTCAGCATCTTCAAAGATAAAGCAAAATCAATTCAAGTTTGTGTAAGTCGTTTTGATGATGAGACCAAACAATCATTCTTGGAACTCTATGACAAAGTGGATGCCGACTTTGTGATGCCGATTGACGATCAGGAGATTAACTGATATAATAAGTTATGACTAACTCTTGGTCCATGCTATACGATGAAATTTTAAAAATGGATGACCACATTAATTTTAATACGCAACAAAGTCCTATTGATTTTATTCCAACTTCAGCAACTCCGTTCAAATATAATGAAGAGGAGATTGTAAAAGAACTTCTTGAGTATATTAGAGGAACTTATAGACAGCATTATTCTGCTGGTGATAATAAAATTCAAACACTGGATTTGATTGAAGCTTGTGGAGATGGTGAACCATTCTGTAGATCTAATATTCTTAAGTATGCATCACGATATGATAAGAAAGGTACGGCACGTCGTGATATAATGAAGATCCTCCACTATGCTGTTCTTCTAATGCATTTCAATGATAAGAATGCAAAACGTGAAACCTACCCTCAATAATAATGAAACTCAAAGAACAAACAATGAAACTGTCTGACAATGCACTTGCTATCCTCAAGAACTTTGCGGGTATTAACAATTCTATTCTTGTAAAGCAAGGTAATAAACTTCGCACTATCTCTGTGGCAAAGAATATTCTTGCCGAAGCAGAAATCAAAGAAGATTTCCCGCGGGACTTTGCGATTTATGATCTCTACCAGTTTTTGAATGGATTGAGTCTTCATCAGGATCCTGACCTTGACTTTAATCAAGACAGTTACTTGAGTATCAAAGAAGGTAAACGTCGTGTGAAGTATTTCTTTGCCGACCCAAATGTAATTATTGCTCCTCCAGAGAAAGAAATTACATTACCATCTCAAGATGTATGCTTCCAGTTGGATAGTGTAACACTTGAAAAATTGATCAAAGCAGCAGCAGTATATCAACTTCCTGATATGTCTGCAATTGGTGAGAATGGTGTTATCAAACTGGTGGTTCGTGATAAGAAAAACGATACTTCTAATGAGTATGCAATTATTGTTGGTGAGACCAGTGATGATTTTGAGTTCAACTTTAAGGTAGAAAACATCAAGATTATTCCTGGTGCCTATGAGGTAGTAGTATCTTCTAAACTTTTGTCACAATTCACGAATACACAGCACAATCTCAAGTATTATATTGCTCTGGAACCTGATTCGACATTCGGATGAGACACATTCTCTTTACCCTTAAGGGGTGTCCATATGGATTACTAAATGATGAAGCACATATTCGTAATGTGCTTTCAAATGCTGCAACATTATCTGAAAGCACCTTACTAGATATTTCATCACATAAGTTCGAACCTCATGGTGTAACTGCCGTAGCACTTCTTGCCGAGTCTCACATTAGTATCCATACATGGCCCGAGAATGGTATGGCAGTATGTGATGTGTTTACCTGTGGTGAACATACAAATCCACGATCCGGTGCCACATACATGTATGAAGCAATGGGTGCAACAGACATTGTATCTGAAATCTTTACTCGACCTTTGAAATGACCAAAGTTGATGTCCCAATGAGAATAACTGGTAGTATTCTAGTGATTACTGCATATTTTGTTGTTCTACATATCAATATAACTCTTGGAGTTATGCTGCACTTCGTTGCTGATATGATTTCAGTTCCTTACTTTATAAGGACAAAATCTTGGGATGTCGTTATAATGCTTATGTTCCTACTGGCAATCAGTTTTAGCAAACTTTTAACATGAATATCTTTGTGACGGATGAAAGTCCGGTCAAGTCGGCACAGGTTCTACCTGATAAGCACATTGTCAAGATGCCCCTAGAGTGCTGTCAAATGCTCTCTATCGTTGCCTCAGACAAATGGGGGCATGGGTATGGAACTCTCCCTAAGACCGATGGAACCCCGTATGCGACCGATAAGGGTGACTTTCGCAATCACCCCTGCACCGTATGGGCAAACGAAACTGCCGCAAATGCCAGATGGTTAATCCGGCACGGTCTTGCATTGTGTGAGGAGTATTCTAATCGGTATGGAAAAATTCATTCATGTCTTCATACCCTCGCACATGCAAATAAAATCTTTCCATTAGATGCTATTCATCGTTCAAAACTGACTCCATTTGTTCGTGCTATGCCTGAAGAGTTTAAGTTCGATACAAATATAAGCACCATCGAAGCTTATAAGATGTACATTGCATCTAAACCATGGGTATCTAAGAATTATTTGAGAATACCAAGTCGTAAACCTGAATGGGTATAGAGTGAAAGAAGAAAAAATAAAAACACTTTACCTCTATGAATTGGAAGATGGTGGATGTATTATGCACGATGGATACATTCAAATAGGTATTATGAAACACAGTGTTGAGAAACACATGGAACTAAATCCTACTGTTAATTGGATTGTGACCTATTGGTGTCCAGACATATTTGCTAACAGATACAAAAGAGTTTCATTTCAAAAAACTGAAAAGAAAAATGAGGGAAGTCCAAAGACGGACAACCAAGGACAAGGTATGAATTTGGACACAGAACCGAAAGGTTGTGATATACTAAAGGACAAGTAGATTTGATTATGAGCAACTTCATCTGGGTTGAGAAGTATCGACCACAAACTATTGAAGAATGTATTCTACCTGAGAGTACAAAGAAGACCTTTCAATCTTTCCTAGATAAGGGAGAGATTCCTAACATGCTACTTGCCGGTCCTCCAGGCATCGGTAAAACAACAGTAGCAAAGGCACTATGTAAAGAACTTGGAGTAGATGTATATGTCATTAACGGATCCGATGAGGGACGATTCCTTGATACCGTCAGAAATAATGCGAAAAACTTTGCTTCGACCGTATCGCTTACGTCAGATTCTAAACACAAAGTCATTATCATTGACGAAGCTGACAACACATCCAACGATGTACAACTCCTATTACGGGCGTTTATTGAGGAGTTCGCTGGCAATTGCAGATTCATCTTTACCTGCAACTACAAAAACAAAATCCTCGAACCCTTACATTCTCGGTGTGCCGTCGTCGAGTTTGGAATCAAAGGAAAAGAAAGACAGGGTATTGCAGCACAGTTCTTCAAACGTATCCAACAAATCTTGGATGCAGAAGGTGTTGAATATGATAACAAGGTCCTGGTAGAATTAATCAATAAGCACTTTCCTGATTGGAGACGTGTTCTTAATGAATGCCAAAGATATTCCGTAAGTGGGAAAATTGATTCTGGTATTCTTGCAACTTTTTCGGATGTAGCAGTCAATGAATTGGTTGAAAACCTTAAAGAGAAGAATTTTCCCAAAGTACGTAAATGGGTTGTCGATAACCTGGACAATGATACTACTGTCCTGTTGCGTCGTATTTACGATGCTTGTTATGATTCCTTGGTTCCGAATAGTATTCCTGCTGCTGTGCTTGTCCTTGCTAAGTATCAGTATCAAATGGCATTTGTGGC